CCTATGTACAGGGAAAGGGGGAGGGGGTTTAAGTGCCCCCTCCCCAAACTTAAATCTTCTACGCAAGGTCACCAATCTTCGCCTGAACAAAGATATTCTTACAGCGAAGCTCGCCCATGGTGTAGAGTAAGCCCCTAACCACCAGCGCATTAGCTGCGAAGAAGTCACGATTCTCAATATACTGCGTAGGTTGAGCAACCGCAATCTCCATATAATCCGTGTCTAGAACGTAAACATTAGACCCACCAACGCCACCAAGAGCCGTAGCCATCTTCGGCACATCAGCATCGGGAAGAATAGGAATTCCCATATAGGTAGCTAGAACCATACCAGTCCTAGTGCCGGGGAAAGTCCTCTCTGAACCAACGCCTACCTGATACTCTTCCTGACCCATATACCTCTGGCTAGCAACAAGCTCTTGCTGCAACTTAAAGTACTGGTCATGCCCAAGCAAGATAAGCTTTGGCTCACCACCGTTCTCCCTAACCTTCTGAATAGCCGTGTCTATCAAGGAAGCTGTCAATGGAATACCCACACCATTAGACGTGGTCGCTACACTTGCAGCGGCATTCCATGCAGCCCTCGTCCTCGCACCTAAGTCATAAACACTAGGCTTGGAGACGTTGCCCCCAATAAACATACTGTCGTCAGCTACTATGTCGTCAATCGAAGTGAAGCCAGCCCTGCTAGTAATGTAAACCCCGTCTTCTGCAAGGGTGTTCGAAAACGCCCCTACATCAGCCGTTAAGGTTATAACACCAGTACTAGTGTCAGGGGGTGTTACTCCACTAATTATTGCGGAACCAAGGTCAAAACTCCCGTCATTATTTCTACCAATCTTGTCGCCAATCTTAAAGTGCTTTGCAAGCTCAGCCGCTACCGTAAAATTGTTAGCGTCATTCGTACCCGCAATAATTGGGGCACCCGTACCTGCAAGCAACTCCTCATTAATTTCTTTCACATGGTCAAGCTGTGCATTCTCATTCTCTAATGCCAGTACATCCCCGACACCGCCTTCCAACTGCGAGGTGAAGACGGACTTCACCGACGCACCGAAGTCGGTAGCAACGATACGAGGCAAGCTCGATATCGTCTGAATATCAGAAATGTCAATGTCTGGCAGCGCACCAGTTTCAGTTACAGGTCGGGAACGATTGTTCCCCCTGTCTGTCCGAACACGCCAACCAGCAGTATTGCCCCATACAACACGGGGAATAGCATTAAAGAAACGAGTCTGGTTATTTAAAGCTTGCCATACTTTGCGACCATAGGTCGCGTCAAAAATCCCAGTTCCTGTATCAACGTTGTGAACGTTGGTAGAATTAAAACCAAGACCTGTCTTCATCAAATAATCTGGGCCGAAGACAGACTGATATAATCCCCTCTGAGACTGGGCTAGATATTCGCTTAGTGATGGATTAGCCATTTCTCATTCCTCCTTTATTAATCTTTAAAAATTTATCTACCAATTAATTCCCTTGGAATACCCTCAGTCTGACCATTTTCAATTGCAAACTGCATATCCCGTAACTGCTTATATGAAAGCTGTGTTAATTGGTCTGCTACTTCAGACGGATTCTGTGCCTTCTTCAACGGCGTAGTCCCGTCAACACCGAATGGAATATTCTGGGGAGCAGCCAAGCTGTTCTCCTCTCGCCATCCCATCTTGCGTAAACGGCCCTCAGCCTCAGTCTGAATAGCCTTCTGCATATTGGCCTCGTAGCTAGCAAGCTGCTTCTGCATCTTGTCAAGCTGTTTCGCCATGGCCTTCGCAGGGTCTTTCTCATCATCATCCTCTTCTTCGGCCTCTCCATCCTGTTTATCCAAATCCTCCTCTTCGTCCTCGTCCGTTCCTTCCTTCTCTAAGTCTTCCTCATCCTTGTCGGGATCATCTGCCTTATACTTCATACCTTTCTTCTCAGGAATTGCTTCCTCATCAGGATACTCCTCAGCCTCGCCCTTGGCAAACGCCTTAAGCATAGCCTGAATCGTAGCCTGTTGCTCTTCAATCTTTGTCGTCGGATTTACTGGCTTTTCCGCAGCGGAATCGCCGCCCTTCGCAGTCCCAGCCTTCGCAGCAGGTCGAGTCTTTTCACCGTCAACATCCATACCCTGATCAGTGTCCTGACCCTTAAGGATACCAGCAACCTCTGTAGCGATGTCTTTAATAAGAGTTGTTCGCTCATCGGCATCCGTCTCCTCTTGCTGCTTGGTAAGAACCATTTCCTCTTCCCTAGATAGTTTCCCATCCATCTTCTGAAGAACTTCTGCAACAGCGGAAAGAGCAAGACTATTGCCCTCTAACTGCTTCTCGATCCTCTCCAATGTGTCATCTGCCATTATAACAACCTCCTGTATAAAATAATTTTAACAGAAAGGTTGGTCTAAGCCACTTCCGACCTCTCTATATATAACGAGCATATAACCAC